TCAACCACTGGATATTCTCCAGCATAAGCAACCAGCTTTGGCCTAGCGAAACCAACAATCTCCTTGCCAATATAGCGACGCTTGAGCATCACCATTCCGCCGTTGCGCTGATTTCCATCTCCGGAAGTGTTGCCCTCAATGCAGAGCACGCTGGTCTTGCCCGTTCTAACCACGATTCCGATGTGACTAATGCGATCAATGCCATCGTGTGGAAAGTCCATAAAACATAGATCGCCTAGCTGCGCCTTATCGTCAATCCAACGTCCACGCTCTTTCATCTTATGAGCACCAGCAGCCGTTGAGACCATCGACGGAATCTCCACGCCGGCAGTGTGAAAGACCCAGTTGCAGAATGAACCGCACCAGGGCAATCCATCGGCCTTTGTAAACTTGCCGTACTTCGTCAGATTCTCGCCAGTCTCAATCGTGCCGACTTCAGCTAGTGCGACTTCAATAATCCGAGCAGCAGTGCCGTCTGGATATTTAGTCACTGACTTTTACTTCTTCAATTACTTCTTCCGCCTTTGTAAAGAATGCACTGCCGTCAATTCCATTATCGAAATCCCAGCCGTTTGTGTATTCAATATATTTTTCAGGATTAGCTGCAACGACATCATCTTCAACGCCAACAATGATGTTTACGACTTTGTTCTTTTCAATTACTGCAAATAATTTCATTGTAATCTCCTATGCCCAGTATTCAACGTCAATTTTACCTGCTCCACCAACGCCACCAACAATAGTTACTCCTGCGGCTCCTGGCGAACCGCCATTTGATGCGCTCGCTCCAAGAGTCCCAATTGTTGTAGTTGCAGAATCGGTGTATCCAGTGCCGCCAGTGCCGCCGATTGCTGAAGTTGCGTCAGTAAAGGTTGTTGTGCCGCCAGTGCCGCCATTCTTTGCAGTGTTTAATCCGCCTACACCACCTGCACCTATTGCGTAAGCAATTGTGTTGCCAGCAGTTGCAGCTAAAGTGCTAGAAATGATGCGACCGCCGTTTCCAGGAAAAGATGGTGGGCCGCCTGCACCAGATGCTCCTCCGCCTCCTCCACCGCCGCCGTAAAGTGTGACATTTAAGTAAGTAACACCTGCTGGCACTGTGTATGAAGTGCCTGATGTCAGTGTTGTACGAAATTGAGTTTTGCCTCCTGCTGATGCTGGTGGATAAACTTCGATTCCCATTATACGATCTCCACTCCGCTAATATGAAAATTGACTGTAATTGCAGAAGCTCCACCGGCAATTATTTTTGTTGCTCCAAGAACTTGTTTCAAATCAATGTATGCAGTGCTCGATGCAGCGATAGCTTGAGTTGTTGCGAGTTTGACGCCATCTAGTGCTAGGTCAAATGTGCCAGCAGTTGCAGTTGTATTAACAACCGCGATGTTAGTGACAACAGTTGTTGTTGAAGCCGGCACAGTATAAAGAGTTGTGCCGACAGTTGTTGTCGCCGCTCCCCTGAATAGAACCTTTGAAGTTGTAGCCATTATTTACTACCTTCCTTAATATGCGCCCATGATCACCATGACCATGAGACTTTGCATTGAGTTATCAACGGCCTGACCAAATATGTCAAAATCGACCGGAAGGTCAGTAACGAGATCGGTCGATGTCGGCATTACCCAGCCGAAGTTGGTTGTTGGATTAGCCATTTATTCTCCCTCTTATCATGAGACGATTGTAGCGTGCGCCCAATCTAAAGTCGGCGACACGGAGTTCCATAGCTCAGTTATCGGCACGTCATTCCAGCGCATGGCATTAGATGAGTACTCCAATGGTGACATCAGCAAGGTTATATCTAGCTGATTGTATGAAGCCCTGAAAGTCCAGCCCTCGACAAAGCCTTGAAAGAGTCCTGCTGACATGTTGGGCGGAAGGTCATTGAGTGCGATGGGCTGACCCATAAAGATATTGATGAGGGCGTCGCGATCGCCGTTGTCTAGTTCTGGATTAGTCAAGGCGTAAGTAATTGAGTCGAATATGGGCTGAGGATAGGCTCGTAGTGCCAGATAAAAGGCGGCCTGATCTTCGGCATCGGCTTGATGCTTAATGGTCGTAGTAATTATCTGAGCAAGGTCGCCATAGATTGCAATCGATGCGTCGTCGGTGTCGCTGACTTCGCTGCCTGAGCTGATGCCATAACTAATTGTGACGTTATTTCTTACATCGCCAGCTCTTGTCTTGATTGTGATGCCCTGCCCTAAAGCGTGATTGGCAGTGAGATCTGTGTAGCCATTGACGGCAAGGTAATTGACGCGATGTGTCGAATCAGCGTAAGAGATTAAGCCAGAAGCGTCCTCGTATAAATAGCCAAGACCACTGGTGGCAAGGGCGGCTACTAGATCATAAATAACTACGCGCTCAGAAGCTCTTTGTGCCAGCTCATAATTGCCTGGAGTATCAATCTCGCCAAGTCCATTATTGCCAGCAGTCGCCCAGGTTGTCGTCGGATCATAAGTCTGCCACTGAAGCGCGGCCGGAACCTGTTGCCATTGAGCCAGTAGAACCTGGTTCAAAATTGTGGCTATCTGATTGCCATCAAAGTCTTGAGTCAAGACGCCATCTGTGAGAGCCTTCTGAAGCCTTGCAAGGGCTCCTAGAGCCGTGATGGTGACTTCTTGAGTGTATGCGGTAGAGCCAACCTGAGACACGCTGACAGAGATGTCCACCACTGATCCGCCAAAGATTGGCACATAGACGGCCGATGTGTCTTGGACTTGGATTGAGATGGTGTCGTTGATTTCGTAAGGTAGCGCAGTTTGATTAAACACTATAAGAGTGATTGAGCAATAGCCGGCTTGGGCTTGCTCATAGATATTTCTGCGCCCTGATGTGATGGTCAGATTGGCCAAGACTGAATCGGTGACATCAGTGCCATCGATTTCAACCTTCCAGACTGGAGCCCACTGTGTCATTAAATGCCTACCAGCGCGCTCGCTCCACCAGTGCCGCGATAACTAGAATCATTGAGAATGCTGACAAGCTGGCGAGCCGTAGATTCTGAATCTAATGCGCCATTGATTGTGATGTTGTATTTGGCTGCGTTCTGCGAATCAGTAAAAGCCCCTGCACCAGCAAACTTAGCTGCGTTCTGCGAATCAGTAAAAGCCCCTGCAATCACTGATGATTGTGTAACACCAAATAATCCTTTGGATTTTCCAACAATCTGGCCGTTAAGTTTGTTATAAATGAAGCCGTCTTTTTCTTCTAAATAGCCAGGTAAATCACCCAAAGTTTTGCCGCTAATTGCTCCAGGTGCGCCGCTTGTTGCAAAGGCATCTGCGCCTGACACATTACTTGAATTTGCTAAAGCGTTTGCGCCAGCTAGAACGGCTGCGCCAACGGCAACGGCAGCAACACCTAGCAACGGATTGAGTGCAAATGCTGAAGCAACGCCAGCGACTATGGCTGATGCCTTAAGCAAGTTGTAAGCTTTAATTAAACTATTAACCAGAGCGATAGTAGCCACAACGCCGGCACTGATTTTAGATATGACGAACACTGTGCCAATAACAATGGCGACGGCCTTCAATTCATCTTTTAGATCAATAGTTGTGTCAATAACGCTTCTGACCTTCTTGCCCCATTCAACGGCTTTTTTCTGTGACTGTGTAAGACCTTCGGCCAGACTATCTTGGCCGGTCAATCCTGCTACAAATGATTCAATTGCTGGAACGACTGACACAATAATAAAGTCCGCTAATTCTTTAACTACTGGCAATAGAGCTGCCCCAATTGCTTCTTTGGATTCATTGACTGCGATGCTTATTTGCTCAAACTTAAATGCTGCCGTTGTAGATTGATTTTCAATAAAGCCGTCAAATGTTGTGTTAAGAAGTTTTTGTGTTTCATCAAATGTCATGGTCTTAAGAGTTGCAGCATCAATGCCTATGCCTAATTTAGCCAGCGCAGTATTAGATCCCTCAAAACTCTTTGCAACGGCATTGGTCACCGCTTCCAATGGTTTGCCTGTTGCTACTGAGATTTCTTGGCTTAGTGTGAGTAATTCTTGCGACTTAATTAAATCGCCAGTGGCACGCAATAGCCGAGATAAGGCGGGACGAATGACATCGTCGGTCGTAGCAGTAGCGATGCTTTGTGCCGTGATGTATTTATCAATCCCAGCAATCTGTTCGCTAGTTGCGTTTGTAGTATTGCGGATAGTTTCTTGCAGCTTAGTTTGTGCAGTCTCATCTTCTGCGGCGGCCTTAACTGCCGAAATTGCAAATGCGCCAATCGCAGCTCCAGCAGCAGCGAAAGCAACGGCTGCTTTCTTGCCAAAGTCTCCTACTTTGTCGGCAAAGGTTTCGACTTCTGCCTGTGAGCCTTTGATGCCTTTTTTTAGATCATCAAAGTCAGCATCGAAGGTAATTTTTACCTTTGGAATACCTGCCATTATTTGAGCCCCAAATCGTTAATAATTCCCGTGACGATTGAAATATACTCCTGCGCAACAACTGGAGTGTAGAAGTCCACGCTTTTATTCAACCAATATCCTTCGCGATTATATGGAACCTTAAATCGGTTAGTGTAGGCGCGCCCTGCTCTATCAACGCCCGGCCGCGATCCATATTCTGAGCCCCAAAGAAGTGCGCCGGCTGGAGCTTGTGTGCGCCCAACCTTTGCGCCTTTGCCGCTTTTACTTGGCCGGCCACCATAAGCGCGGCCGACTTTCTTTGCTCCACCTATATCAACACGAATCAATCGATCGCGTGGAGTGACAATCGATTGCAAGACAAGCTTTGTCTGTGGAGTAGGTGAGCCATGTCCGAACATCATGATTTGACCAGCTAGTCGCTTAGATAGCGGCTGAGCAGCATCGCGCACTCGACCCTGAGTTTCTTTGTCTAGAAGATTTAGCGTTGAAATAAGATTTTTTAAAGCATAAGGCTCGACTTCAATGCGAAAGGTTCCCTGACCTTTTGTTGCCTTAAACGCCATCGCGTTTCCCCAATATCTCTATTGCCGTGTAGATGTCATCGGCCGAAGTCCATTCTCTCATTGGTATGCCTGTCGCAATAGCGACTTCAACCAATAATCGACTTACGCTTCCGGCTCTGTGACTTTTGGGTCGTTGTCTCCCACCTGCACATCTGCGACTGTTTCGCACCAGATTTCATAGCCCTTGACGGGCTTGCCACCAGCTTCACGTTTCATTGCATTCCACGCAAGGAAGAGAAGATCAGAGATTCCAATCTTCTCCTGCGCTTGCGAGATTGTCAGCGAAGTTTTCTGCTCCCACTTAGCCCACTCTGGCGGCTGAGCCGTGTAGGTTGCAGATTCTCCTGACATATATTCAATTGTTATTGGCAGTTTCATTGCGTGCTCCCGTTTCTGTTTAGTTTAGCTAAAAGTCTCGGCTGGAGTGCCATTGACTAACATCGCCCAGGAATCAGTCTGTGCATCTGGCGCAGTTGCACCAACAGATGGAAAGACTGGAAAGACGTTGCATGTAAAGACTGCCCCTGTGACGGCAGTCAGAGACACGGCCAAAGCCGTATTTGGAGCAGTATCGGCGGCAGTCCACATCGCTTCAAAGAGTGATGATGCAACGCCCCAATCTGCAAGTAAATCAACACTAAGCGTCCACTGATCATCGATGTGCTTATATGCCTTTCCATCAAGTGTTTGATAAGTAGTAATGACTGGCGCATTGACCAGCGTGACGCCTGTAGTTTGTGCATCATAATTGACGGTGGCAATAGTTAGGACTAGATCGCGACCGGTGACGATTGTTGTTGGCATTTCTTTGTCTCCTTAGATTGTCTGTTGTGTGTAGTAAGTGCTGACCGCGAGATCCGCCACTAGTATATTTGATGCTCCCACTGATTGAATTGTCGGTTGTTGAACATCGCCGACAACGTATCCAGTTGGCATCGCTTGCATGATGCTTATGACTAACTGTTCAAGATTATTTAATGCTCCGGCGTTGTTGTTATATGCAACGGCTGCACTGACAACCAAATTGACTTTCACGCGCACCGTGCTTGCACCGATTGTAGTCGTTTCCAAATAGGGTGCGTCCGGAACAATCACGCAAGCTGGTGGAATGACCGCCTCTGGTACGGTCGAATATACTGATGCAGCTACCGAAGCGAGTGCAGTGGCAAGAGTGCCTCTGACGTCGGTTGCAATTGACGTTGGAGTAGGCATCTACATGGCCATTGTTGAAACATCGACGTAATTACCTAAGAGCCCTATGACACGATTTTGGAGTGATCTGCCCATGCGGAACGGGCTTGGCTGAAAATCTACGCCTTCAATCTGACCACCTGGAGCGACCACGCTCTGAAATATCTCAACGCTGACGATGGTGACCGCCTGTTCGACTGCGTCGGTGTTTGCGTAGAGCGTGGCCGCGTCTGCCCCAGATAGATAAACAACGCCGCCAGGAATGACCGGACGGAATGTGATGTCTGCGTTAGTAATTGACGCAGTGAAGTAGAAATATGGAGCCGGATAAGCGAAAGGTAAATAAGGAAATGGATCATAAAAATTTGATGTGACTGTCTGTGTTCCGTTGAATGTAGCGGGGACGCAACCTGTGACGACAACACTTTGGCCGGCGACGAATGTGTTTGGCTTCTGTGTTATGTAATAGGCGACATTGTTTTGAAGATATACGGCGGCGACTGAATTTTGATTAGCAGTCAATAGCGGCAGAATTACCTGTTCGGCTGAATCGATAATGCTCTCAAGATAGTCATTGGAGTAAAGAGACACAGAGACGCCAAGCACTGTCCGAAGACTAGCGACTGTAATGATTGCTGGCATCTCTGTGTCCTTTCGTGAGCTGCTGGGCTAGATACGGGAGCGCACCTAGCCCATGATTGATTAGGTCAGGTTAAATTTGCGTAGGCCACCTGCAAAGACGGCCTGAGCTGCAATATAACCATAGAGTGCAATCTCAATCTCGCCTGTT